CTCAAACGTGTCGTGGGTGCTTACGCGCCCAGCTCGACACAAGGGAGACAGTCTCCAATGGTCTTAGACTTATTCGGATCAGATATGGTATTCCATTTTCTGAGTTCCCGGATCTAAAACCTGAAGAGTTAAATCGCTATCTCTCCTTTCTCCTGTTGGAGGGGAAACCACGGGCTGCGGTTCCCTTTCCCAGACGTCAAGTCTGGGTTGGTAATGAATGTTACCTCCAACGAATGTGGCGGCGAACGAGATGGGAATTTGCCCATTCCGTCGCGTCAATTAAACGCAACCTGCCAGCGGGTTGCCGTCGTCACGTTCCCTCCGCGCGTTCTTCATGGGAGAAGAACGCGTTCTCAAATCCCCCCCCCCCCTCTCCTGAGTATCTCGCCTTTGCGCGAGGTATGGTCAGGCGTATCTTCCCCCTTGGTTGGGATCGGGCCTATGAGAGTTTTGTCAACTCTCATTTGCCCAACGCCACTTCCCGAGAAAGCGGCGAAACAGCTAGTTTCGCCTGGAGTATCGCTGGAGGTGGTGGGGTAGATCGTTTCCGTCGGATGGCTTTAAGGGGTTTACGGGACCCGCCCGTTCCCTTTAAAGCACGGTATAAGGAGGTGTTGAGTGCTGGTAAGGTACGTCCCTTGATCATATATTCGGATATGATCGACGTCCTTGCGCCTCTCCACAAGATGATGTATAAGCATCTTTCCAAGTTATCTTGGCTCCTTGTCGGTCCACCGACGGTAGAGAGAGTCTCATCTGTCTGCACGCGTGAGTACCAAACCAGTATTGATTTGGTATCCGCGACTGACAATCTGTCACTTCCTGTGGCAGATGCGGTCCTGAGTGCACTTCTTTCGAAGTGCTCAAATGTTCCGGGTTGGGTGAGGCAATTAGCTCACCTTTCCCTTCAGCCTCTAGTAGGCGGGAATCAGGTTACGCACGGACAGATGATGGGGGGCTACCTCTCCTTTCCCCTCCTTTGTCTTCAGTCATGGATTGCAGCCTCCTGGGCTACCCGTGACTGTTCGGCAAAGATCCTTGTCAACGGAGACGATACTTTAATCTCCGCTGATCGGCCTATATTGTCTTCGGACTACCCGCCGGGGTTCGTCCTAAATGAACTTAAGACAATTAGGTCACGAAGTGTAGCCGAGATCAACTCGACTGCCTTCGTAAGGAGTCAGGGTGGGAGATGGCGTGAGATTCGCCATCTCCGGAGAGGTGGTTTTCTTGCCGATTACCCCGGTATGCTGCACATTGCGGCGGCAGTCCGGGGTTCTCCTCATTGGTCGACCGCATTAGTGCGATCGCGGATCGGCAAGAAGTGGGGGTTCCTTCCCTCCCAGCTAGGGCTCTCAAGGGAGTCCTATC